CAGCATCCTTTTCACCAGTAATTGCTTCAGGTACAATGCTTGATACCTCATGTGCTAAAAAGCCATCTACTGTTGTATCTTTGTCTGTCTTAAAGTTAAAGCGTGAGGGCTTGAGTTGTTTTAGTCTTGTGGTTGCATCCCAATCTGTTACTACGTTTTCTTTAAGTCTGTAGTCTGAAGAGGTGTTAAATCCTGTTGAAGAGCCACTTACATTTATTGTACCAACAAGATTATTTGAATTACGAAAAGTAGCAACATTACGATTTGATGTTGTAGTGCAACCTAAACTTAAAATCATACGATTATCACCTGCAGGTTCAAAAGCTGAACCCCCAACACTACCAGATGGCACGGCAGTAGTCCCCCCAAATAGCACATTACCACTACTATCAATCCTCATGCGTTCTGTATTGGCAGTGTGAAATCTTGTCGTTCCACTCTCTCTGTTTAATATGTATGTATCTACACCTTCAGTACCTATGAGTGTTCCATCATTTACACCAGTACCAGAAGTATTATTTGTAAAATGAATCCAAGGAGAAAGTCCTGCTCCATTAATTTCTAACACTCTGTTTGCAGCACCTATATTATCTACTGAGGTTGTTCCTAATCCCATGTTACCTGCTGAATCAATTACAACATGATTAGTGTTTGCCGTTTTGATTTTTACTTGGTCATTCGTACTTAGGTCAATACCGCTATCATTATCGCCAGTTTGATTGACTATTTCATCTACTTCTATTTTGCTCATACTATCACCCACGTTCCACTAACTGTAACTGTTGCACTAGTTCCTATAGTTACCACCCCTGCACTGATGGCATTATTGGTAGAATCTATTGTGAGTGAGTTGCTTATAGTTTGTTCGTGCTGTCTAACAATGGCTTCGTAACTTGTGGTTTCGCCTATCTTTCCTAAATCAGATTCTGACATTATGTTATCTCCAAAATACTCATTGTTACAGAAACCTTATCAGCTACTGAACAATCGACCTGAATTTTATCTGTAGTTTCAATAACAATTTTACCCCCTGCTAAGATATTCTTACTCTGCCCTACAGCAATAGGAACATCTTTAGCTAAGAAGGTTGTTGTGTTTGTGGCTGTCCGACCACCCCCAGATGTATCCGAAACAAGCTTTACACTCGCTGTAACTTGTGCTGTGTGAACATTAGCAACCATCAGCCCTATCACGATTGTGGTTGTACTTGAAGGGGTAGTATATAAATCCTCTGGTGTTCCGCTTGAAGCAGGCATGACATCGTGACTAACGACCTTGAATGTGTTTGCCATATTTTTTTCTCCTTTATCCTAAAGCAATCGCCAAAGGAAGTGCGTTTGGGTCTGCTTCTGTTATTGCAACTCCACTTGGTAATGTAACTGCGTTTGTTGATGTGTTCACACTAAAAAGCGTTAAATTATCTGAACCATCATTTATTTTTAGAGTAAGAGTGTTTGTGCCTGTTGTATCAACCCATATTGTACCTGCTACCGCTGAACTTGGTGCTGAAGTTCCGCTATGTGCTGAGTTTATAGCTGACAAAATATTATTTAATTCCGTTCTAAAAGAACTAAAACCTTGATTTGCTAAACTTACATCTGAAACCTGTGCCATGATTTTTTATACCTTTTTCCTGTTAACTTTGCAACCCATATCCTTTTGCGATGTAATCAAAAGTCCTATCAACTGCACCTCCACTAGAGTTTGCAAACGCTATTGTGAACCCACTAACTGTCTTGGAACTTATTGTAAAAACATCACCAGTAGCCATATTTTGTGCGGAAACGCCAATAGCAGGGACTGCATAAAAAGGATTAGTATACGTTATTGCTTTGCTTCCGCTTGATGTTGCCAAATTACTCTCCGCAAACGTTCTTTCTTCCATATTTAACTTTAAATCAATTTGCTTAACATTACTAGATGTTTGGGAGTCGTCATTGGTTAACTTTAAACGAAACTTTGCAAACTTAAATTTGAATGTTGCCGACTGTGTTATATCTTGAAAGCTTGTACAATCCGCTAAAGCTGTTGTTGAAGTCGCTATCTGTACTCTATGAAAAGCGTGTATTTGTTCTGTTCCGTCAAAAGGTGCTTTTGCTTCATCGAATAATAAAGACCCTCGACCACTATCAAATAAATCATAAGGGTTTTCTGCATCTAGGGTTATTGATGGTTCTACGTTTCCATCATAAATTTGAGTTAATGAAAGAGAATTACTAAAATTAAAAAATCCTTTTGCATCTCTATTTACAGTATTGAAGTTTGGGTTTGACGTTGTATCTGTTCCCCCTAATTCAAAATCCCCTTCTACACTATCAAAGTTTCCTACTGTATCGTCAAAATTAGTTACTGTATCTAAAGCTAAAACTGTATCACCAGAAGCATCTATTTTTACAGCTAAAGGAAAAGAAGTGTCCATCTGGTCTAAAGCCGTGAAAATATTGGGTGTTTCTGTAAATGTTGAAACAGTTTGATAAGCCTGTATAGCTGAAATATTAGTCGTGACGATTGTGGCTTCTGCGGATGTATTGCCGTTTTTATCTACTGCTTTTATAAGATATGAACCGACTCTAGCAGGTACTATAGCATTATCGCATTTTCTTCTAGGGCATCTAACAAGATTTGTAGAGTTTAGCCAATTAGCACCAGTTGTAACATTTTGATAGCGTATTTCATAAAAGGATATATCTAAATCACTATTAGCGGAAGGTGGAGTCCATGTAAGCTTTAGATGGTCTTGACCATGCAACTCAACCCCAAAGTCTTCTACATTACTGGGCGGTTCAACACCCCCTACTATCGCCCTAGTTGTTGAGATAAACGTACTCTTAGAGCCTATGGTATTTAATGCCCTAACTCTAACTTGATACGTTGCACCATCTATTACGTTAAGGTGTTGATATTCTAGTATCTTTCCGACTGCTATTTCTCTAAACGAATCACTAACAGCGTTTCCATCTGGGTCTAATGTCTGCTTTATTTGCACCTCGTAATTATCAACAAAAAGGTCTGTAGACGCTCCAATAGTAATTAACATTCTGGTGATAACTATACCATCCGCATACTCTACTAATTCATCTCCTAATGTAATACTTGCAGGAGGTTGAACTGAAAAAGGATTAGGAAGCGTTGTATCTGGTATTGTTGCCACTTCTTGTTGTGTACCGAATGTATAGAAACTATCTTGATGCTCTGAACACTTTAAACTTACTGTGTGGTCTGTGTTTATTGACATTCCCTGTACTCTAAAAGGTTTTGCTGAGAAAGCAGGGGTGGCATGGGTGACGTTTACTATATCCCCTATGGCTAGGTCTAAGCCTGTGGCATCCGCTTTTAGTGATATATCAAGGCTAGTTCGTGAACGTCTTAATATTATTTCTGCCATTTCTTGTGCTTGGTATGGACTTGTAAACATAGAAAAGTCAAATCTGCCCTCTAGCAAAAGACCCCCATCAGCGGTTTTCATGGTTGCGTGTTGGTCTGCTGACGCTAATCCTGTTTCGTCTACTGGTGGAAACTGTGCTGTGTCTGACTGATAATTCTTGCTTGGGTTTATAAAGTTCACAATAACCCTGTTATATCGTGAGTTCTTGTTTTTACTCTGAACTGTAATACCGCCTATTATATTATCTTCTGTGAGCGTTATAGACGCTGACCCTGTGCTTTCGACCAATATATTATATTTACCACCAGAAAAGTTTAGAAACGACCTAGACCCCCTAACAAAGTTTTTTACATTATTTATAGCTTTTACTGACGTATCAACTACCGCATGGCTATCCATTAAGTCTATCTGGCTTGCACCGCTAAAAGGGGTTATATTTGTATCACAGACATCTGTGGCGGTCTGCCAATCAGCAAAGTTAGAATCGAAATAGCTGTTTGTTATCCCCATTCCAAACCTATCGTTTCTGAGATAGTCTAATAGCTGTAATATTGGATTGTCGGAATATTCCCATGTTGAACTTGTGTCTGCTCTATGGCTACCACTACCACCTGTGACTGTTCCATCAAGGTTAGGATTATAGACTTTACGACCTTTTATAATTGCTTGAACTTTAGGCAATGAACCAAACTTATCTGCGTTCCATTCAAATCTTAGAGCCAAATACGCTAACCCTCGCAATCTGTGGTTTGATGTCCATGAAGTAAGTGTAGACAATAGGGTTGATGCTGATTGTGAGTCTGTTCCTAAATGTGCTTCTACTGTGATTAAACTAGCATCTGCAAAGAAGTTTGAATCGGAACTACCTACTGTTCTTTGTGTGCCATCGGTCAATGCACCGCTAAGAGTTACTTGGTTTTCGTTTACAAATAAGGTTTCTACGCTGTTTATTTCCCCTTCACTAAGAACCAAAGCCATATAAAGATACTGATTGTCTGTACCAGATGTTTCTAAGAATACGACATTACCACCGACTTTCCTTGTGCCATATACGACTGGTATTGATGCGTTTGCCCTAAATTTATTAACTAATATTCCTTGTGCTTGTTGTTCTGCAAAGTCATCACCGAACTCTGGTATATCTGGTTGCGGTATTAGCCAACCTACAACGTCCTCAACTACGTCTACGACAACATCAACTACATCACCGATAAAATCGCCAACGTCTTCAATAAAATCGCCAATAAAATCACACATTTATAGCAATCTCCAATTACTACCCATGTTTTCAAATCCTAACTTTTCAAATACAGGGTCTATATGCAATCCAGACGTTACAGAAAGCACTATCGGCAACCCTTCCGATACGTTT